AATGGAGCTTGATTCAACTGTGTATGTTGCTGCCCATATATCCATTTTGTACCATTAAACCACCAACTTGATCCTGTATATTCAGCACCACTGTTTATACAAACTGTTGGACTAATTTTGTCACTCAAATCATCTTTTAAAATTAAATTTAAAACTTTTTTATTATCCACAAAATCATAGTGAATTTCAAATATTTTACCTTGAACTAAAGGATCTGCATCTTCATTAAAAATTACAGTATTACCTTCTTGAAGAAGTTCCTGATCAACATAATAACCAGCAGAACCTTCCACATTACTAAAGACATCAGTTGTGGTAACATCTATATAATCAACATTATCTATTCCGTTTATACCGAAATTAAATAGTTTAATATTTGGTTTAAATTCAATAATAGGACGAACCGCTCTTTTGTCAATAGGAAATACAGGCAATTGTCTATTGTAGAAAGCAGATTGTTCAATTATATCTTTATGAAACCATCTGTTATATCTAGACCATTGATTTAAATCTCTACTAGAACGATTTATTGTTATGTATTCAGGATCTAACGGAAGATTTTTAAAAGAATCAAATGGATAAGTATCAAACGGTGTTGAATCAAAATTATCATTATATATATCAGCTATAAAATCACCTGAAATTAACTTTTCATAATCAACTAAAGCTATTTCGTTACCAACACCTTCAACAAAGAAATCTTTATTTCTATATTTTTCAGGATAAACTCTGCCACCAAATCGGACTTTCATCCCATTTGATAACTCAATATTATTCCCAGATTTATAATATTTTTTTCCTACTATTTCTTTTTCTACATCCAAAAATGAATTTTCATCAAATGACTTGACTATGATTTTTCCTACAGTAGAAGGAGAATCTTTACCTACATAATATAAAAGATCTGGAGTATTATCATCTATTATTATAGATAATATTCCTGTACTAGTGCCATTGTTGGTAACACCTTCATTGTACAAATTACTAGATCCGCTTATAGTAGGTTGAGTTTTTAAATAAAATTGATATTGGCTGTTTATATCAAAATTATATGTATTACCTCTATACAAAGTTATTATGGGATCTTCCTCTAAACCAGTGGGAGTAAATACAAATGAAGTCAATGCCTCATTATCTACTACTGTATATGTACTGGTTGTATCCGCAATAAGACCTACTATTTTTATAGGCTGTGGTCCTGTTGGCAACCAGTAATAATCTTGATAATTTACAAATTTATCAAAATCTATAAATGGATTAAATGAATAATGGTCAGTATTGAAAAGAGAATTTAAATTTTTAATGTCACCATTATTAAATTTAATTTCATTTATAAGATCATCATAACTTACTGTATCAAGAACATTATTTAAATTATCTTTTAATATTAATGCTGGTTCAAATTGATAATTTGATTTTAATACATCTTTCTCATTAATATAAAAATCTTGATTTGAATTAAAATTAGGAGTTAGTTTAGATCCTATAAATCCATCTAAACGTTCAATTTCCGGTTTTTGAATTAATTGATCAATAGTACCTGATAAAAATTTTGAATTTTTATCAGTTCTTAAAAATTCAGGCAACAAATTTACAGATTTTATTTTTTTATTAGACATTATTAATTCCGCTATCCGTAATTATAGAAGTAGTTTTTAACTGTGATGCTGTTATTGCATCAATTATTTCAATATCAAATACTGTTGCACCATTTACAAATATTTCATTACTTAAACATGTAATCTCATATAAACTTCCAAAATTAAAATTACCTTTTGGAACTATTATGAAATTCAAAATATCTGGAGTAAGCAAATTCATAACATAGGTTGATAATTCACTGAAATAAAAAGTTTGCCCGAAATCCCAATTTTCTAAACTAAAAAATTCTTGCATTGCACTTAATATTCTAGTTTTTATTTCATTATCACTTATAAATCTAGATGAATTTCTCACAGCTTTAAAAGTCGCTCTTAAATTAGATTCTGCTTTATCACCAAATAGTACCTTATATTTAACTGGATGAAAAATTATCTCATCACTAATTGTTTTTATTGGTTCTAAAAATGAAGAATAATTTTGTTCTAAACTTTGAACAGTAGGAGCCAATGGTTCATTACCCTGACCGGATAGTAGCCAACTTCTATATTCCCTATCATAATCAGAAGTTAACAAGTATATATCTATTATATTACTCTTACTAGGATCTATTCTTCTTTCATCGCTGCTGTTATGAACATAATGAAATTTTAAGTCAGTCCTTCCTGGATATGCAAAATAATCAGATTGCAATATCCATGGATCTGATAAATTTGAAACATTCTCATCATATTTTTTGACAACATTGTATGATGGATTATAAAAATAATATAATGTACTTGTACTTGGTATACCAATAATATCACTTGGAGTAGGATATGCCTGAATATCTTCATCAATTAATTGATATCTTAATCCATCAGATAATTTTTTGAAATATACAAATTTATCATTAAACCCAGTAGTAGTGCTGGTTGTTAATGGTTCTACCACATTATTAAATGAATCTGGATCTAGAATTTGCCCATAGTTATTAAAATCATAAAAACTTATTTTTATTTTTTTATTATTAACATACCCATCAGGTTCTACAATTGACCCATCAATTTGCCATGAATAGTCTTTTCCTAAACTACCAAAAGTGGCTGTATTTGCCGCAAGTATCGGAGTAACTGAATTATTAAATGATAATATATCAATTTTATCTTTAATCAATTTATTGCTTATAAAATCATAATTTGTATTACTATCATCTATGAAAAACGTTGTTTCTTTTTCACTTTCGAAAATAAATTCTATAAATCTATGTCGAACTGTATAATTTATACCATTCCAAATAAATGCTATAACCCAACTGGAATCTTTATTGGTATTGTCAATATTTCCTTGATATACTAAACTAAATGGATTGGCTATATCTAAATTAGTATCTAAAATAATATTCCAAGTTCTTGAAATTCTATTAAAAGTAATTCCAAAATTTCTTTGATTTAAGCACAGATTTATCAATTCTGTTTCAAAAGCAAATGATAAACTATCCACAAATTTAGGTATAACTAAAGTTGGTATAGCACCAGTTGGTATTACTTCGCTAAATTTTACTGGACCCGTTCCATTATCCAACGTTCCTTGACCACCATTAGATCCATCACCTATAACTTGAACAACTTTAGCCCATATATAATTTTTAGTTTTATTTGTTTGTGTAGAAACTATAGATCCAGATGCAGAAAAAAACTGATCTTGTCCCGTATTTGTTTTTGGTGCTATAAATTTAACCAACGCACCATCAGTAATATATCTTAAATTGTTTATGCCAAATGAACCTATATTAATTGGTGAAGGAACTTGAGTTGTATCTTCAAAATAACCATTAGATTCACTAGCTGTTTTTGTCACTTGATTCCAAGTAATATTAAGTGATGTTAAATCAATCCTATCATAATTTTCCAAATAGAAAGATCTAAGTTCTTTTGAAGAAATTATAGGAGCTAATTTACTTTTAATTACTTCATAAATTTCATTTCTATTAATAAATTCAAAAGTAAAATTAGATTCTTTTTGATCTTTATATATTATACCGTCAGATGCAAATATATTTGTATTACCAAATCTACCAGTTGAATCATTCAAATCATAAAATTTACTAATTCCACTTGAAATTCTATTTACACTTTTAACTTTTAATATATCATTAGCAACCGTCAATGGAGCAATATTATAATCTTCCGCAGTAACCATTCTATTTTGAGTATAATATGACTGCGGGGCTTTATTTTGTATACTTTGATTACTCTCTGCACCAGAACTGTTATTAATATTATATTGTAATGATAATATCATCGTTAATGTATGACTTTGCCCAGATTTATTAAAATATGGAATTTCTATTTGTATACCTGACATTTGTTCAGGTTTTATAGTATATGTCAAACCATTACTTTGTCTGTAAAATACTCTAAATGATCCTTTTGGTAAATCACCAAAACTTCCATCAGCAAAGTTTAAATCAACTTGATCTAAATCACGGGATGTAACACTATAAATCTTTCGTTCGTTTTTGTTTAAACTATTGTATATTATATTATTGCCTGCTATAGCGGGCACTTTTTTCCACAATGTATCATAATTTCCATTTGAGTCTAATTGCCATAACCATACATCAGTATCATTAATGTTTGTTATGTTTACTCCAACTATTTCATTAGGGACTGGAGTATCTAAAGTAAAATTGGTTAATCCCAATGAACCCTGTTTAAATAATACGAAAAATCCAGTATTTGAACTACTTGATCCTTGATTATCATTTCTAAATAACAAGCTGAATGTAGTATTTGGTTTTGGTGTTTCTTCATACACTGAAGTAGAATTACTAAATGAACATGGGACAATTTCAAATTCCATGTTAATACCATTTACATTTTTTGTAAATGAAAATATAGGAACATCAGTATTTGAACTATTAATTCTATATTGTTCTGTTAAAATACCACCAACAATACTTCTATCATATGGTTTACCAAAAGAGAAAGTACCACTCATGGCAGAATTAAGGATCGTTATAAATTGTTGATACCAATTTAAATTAGAAGGATCGTTCCAATTTATATAAGAATTTGCTAAATTTATTCCAGAAGCATCAATAACTGAATCAGTTGTAGATACTGATGTTAACTTTAAAAATCCACTCGCGGGCACATTTCTTTTAGGTATATAACTTATCAATTGTGCTAGTCTTAAAATGCTATCTCTACGTTGTGCAGTTTCTAAAAAATTTTCTCTAGCGTTTAAATCAATTCTAAAACTTAAATTCTGTCCCAAATACGCAATTAAATCAATAAGTGCAATATATTCACTTGAATCTATAAAGTCATTAAAATCTTCAGGATAATTTTGCTGAAGATATTGCACCATTGTTCTTCTAAGAGTTTCGAAATCATAACTCTTAAAATCGGCATTTCTGAAAGATTGATAAATCTTTTTCCAATCTTCAGTTACTAATAATTTATTTTGGGTAGATGGAATCATATATTTTAATATTTATTATAGAATAAACTATGGATATTATTGTGTTATTAAACCTAATTGTTGGTCAAATGCAAGTTTTAAATTAGCTGTTTGATTAGTACCATTCATCTGTAATGTTATTTCCAGCAAATAACCATTAGGATATTCAGTCAAATCAATCTGTATCGGAGTAGCTCTAGGATCGTAGTTACAAATAGTATTAATATCTTTTTTTAAAAGTTCAGTTGTTTCCGGCGTAAGCGGATCCATTAATAAATTCCATATTATGGAACCAAAAGATGGATTCATCAATCTTTCACCTTTTTTTGTTCTAAAATGATTTATAATATTTTGTTTAACCAAATCTAAATCAAATAATTTAGTACCCTCAGTATTGGCGTTAACTGAGCTAAATCCTTTGTAGAATTGAGTTATTTTGAAATTTTTTTGATACACGCTTTGTGGATCATTTATTTGTATAGATTTGTATGGCATATAATACTATTTATTATCCTACATTTGTACCGGTTGAACTATACTTTACTGGATCATTGTTTTCATGGTGATCCCATGGTTCATGAGTTGGTACTCTTAACATTATAGTTTCTATATCAGGTGCTTTGAAAAATTTACCATCCGCCCATCCATATGACTGTTTTCTATTTGGCAACGCAAATGTTGACAACAATACTGGCACGGTTGATGTTGTAGCATAAGTTGCAGCAGTTGCTGCATTTCCGGTGCTATTCATATCTATCCGTGTAGCAGTTTCTTTATAATTACCATCAGCTTTTACATGAAAATCTGTATTTGATAATTGATACATATTATTTTTTGTTGATATGTGCATATCATCCGTTGATGTAACATATGATTTTTGACCAATATTTACATGAGAATCTTTCAAAACTGTTAATTTAGATTGTTCAAGAATTGTTTCATCTTTGTTTTTACCAACTTTAATATATTGATTTTCACCAACAATTAATTTAAAATCTTTAAGAATATTAACTTCTGCTTTACCATATGCTTTTAAATTTAAATTTCTTCCAGCTTCAATGTTAATATCACGATCTGCCCTAAAATTAAAATCAACTTCAGTATGTATACTGACACTATCTTGAGCAAAAATATCTATTTTACCATTGCTAGTTAATTCAACCCAGGCAGTA